AGGGGGCTTTAAAGCCCCCTCGCTTTAAAGGAAGTCAAGATGGCCAAGCGACCAATTATTCCGCCAGTTCCGAAACTGGCCCACCGCCCCTTGGTGCAGCCCAACATCCACCCAGAGGCCAGCCGGGCATCTGGCACTAAGCCGGGCGCGGCGCGCTTTGGGCAGCCTATTGGCGGCGGGTGGTGGGTTCTGCCTGTAGGCGGAAGCCGAGAGAAGCCATGAGCAAACGTATCCTCCTGGACGCATCCCCCGACATGGGCATGATGCAGTACATCGAGCCGGACGATACTGGGGTCACCCTGGTAACGGTTGGCACCAACGTTCAGGCTGCGTTAGATGAGAACTCTCGCAAGCGTGGCGTTAATAAAGACATCCAACGCGGCACCGAGACTTGGGGCCACCACGTGGCCAGTATTCCGACTTGGGTATACGAACAGTTTTGCCGCGAGAACCCAGAACTTAGGACCGGCAGCAAAGACGCACAAGCATGGCTTTTGGCTAAGCTGAACGACCGAGACTACTGCCACCTGAAGACCTACGACGGGAGGGCATGATGGCCGGTTCAAAGATTAGCGCGCTTACTGCTGCGGTCAGCATCCTCTCCACGGATAAGCTGCCCGCTGAGCGGTCAGCCACTAACGTCAGCATTCAGTGGTCACTGGTGCTGTCAACGCTAGATACCCGTTATCTGCAGGACGCCCCAAGCGACGGCAGTAATTACGCCCGGAACAATGGCGCCTGGGCGGTTATTGCAGCCGGCGCAGGTCCGCACACTATCCAGGCCAATGGGACGGCCATGACGCAGCGGACTAACCTCAACTTCGGGGCAGAGTTTACGCTGACGGATGATGGCGGGGACGATGCCACAGATGTGGCGGTCAATAGCATCTCGCAGGCTAAAATCAGCGGTTTAGGTTCGCTGGCCACTGCGAACACTGTTAACGATGGCAACTGGTCTGGCACTGACCTTGCCGTGACAAACGGCGGCACCGGTGCGTCTGACGCGGCTACAGCCCGTACCAACCTGGGCGTGGCCATTGGTTCAGATGTGCAGGCGTATGACGCTGACACCGCCAAATTAGACGTAGACCAGCAGTGGACCGCTGGCCAGGGGTTTACCCCTCAGACAGGCCCTGCGTCTGGCACCGCGTCTCTCAGCACTGCTAGCGGGAACGTTATACATTCGACCCTGACCGGCAACGTCACCACGGTGAATGTGCCAACGATGGACGACGGCGAAAGCTTAACCTGGATACTCACCCAAGACGGCACCGGGGGCCGAGACATTAGCGGGTGGAACGCAAGCTTTAAAGGTGTCGGCAGCTTTAGCTTAACTGGCACGGCAAGCGGCATTCAGAAGGTGGTTATTAATCGGGTCGGGTCTAACTACATCGTCGACTTAGGAGCGGAGAAGACCTAGTGTCGTTCTTGACTGACGAGAATAATTTCCAAGCCGCAGGGGGCTGGCCCGGCGCCGATAACATAACTCGCTCCGCGTGGTTGGACGGTAGCGCTGATTACCTTTCGCGCAGCAGCGTCACAGGCACTAGCACTCGCAAATGGTCCATTTTTGGCGCGTTTCGAGTCACTGATTTAAGTGCACGTAACCGCTTCATTTTCGAGTGCGCGAGCGGCACTTCGTCGCAAACCGCTCTTTTGTTGCGCCAAGACCTGGATCTGGAGTTTTTCGATTACAACAGCAGCGGCGGTGTTAATGCCCGCGTGCGTAGCGCTGGCCTAATTCGGGATAGTGAGTGGTACACATTTCTGTGCGTTTGCGATACCGCAAATGCGTCTGATGTCCTTCGCTGGCGGCTGTATGTGAATGCTGTTGAGCAATCGAAGGACCGCACAAACCCCGCCCCCAATTACGATACCTCATGGAACAACGGCACAACCCAACACATCGGTGTGGAGAGTTATGGTTCGTTGAACGATTACTGGGAGGGCTCATTTGCGGCTTTTTTGCACGCAGATAACACCGTGCTTACTCCAAGCGACGTGTGGTCAAGCGACACCGTGGGGACTAACGGTACTGTCTACTATCCTAAATCCGAGTCCGCCCTAGCTGCGCTAGCCAACGCGGGTGGAACTGCGAGTTTTTTCCTCGCAAGCGACATTGGCGATGGCACAGACGATAGTAGCAAAGGCAACAATTTTACCGCGAGCAGCATGTCCGACGCGGCCAATGGCAGTAACGATACCCCCACCGACCCGCTGCCAATTTTCAACCCGCTGTTCCGTGGCGGCGGGAACGTATTCTTTGAAGAAGGTGGGGCTGTCGGGGGCTCGTCAGACAGTTCCGAGGCAAACCTGCTGGTTGTTACGCCAGGGTTTTACTCGGGCCAACACGTTATCGAGTTTGACATCACCAACAACACTTCCAGCTATCCCAAAGTCGGACTGATGGACTTGGCGACCATGCAGAGCAGGTCGGTGAATGCGGTGTCTGGTTCGTATGAATTAGGCGCTGCGGCTGTGCCGGGCAGTTATGGCTACGATCCAAGCGGGGCGATACTACATGAAGGGTCTACCATCGATAGTGGACCTGCATCATTTACGACCAATGACCACATAGCGATCGAAGTAGATTTGGATAGCGACGTGATCCGTTGGTATAAAAACGGCTCGCTGCAATCGACAACATCTTCGGCGGGTTTAGAAGCACCGGTGTTCTTTGGTATCGACGCGTATAACGGCGCCGACGCCCGCGTTATCGCGGAAACCGCAGCCATGACGCACACACCGACGGCAGGGTATACGCCTCCGAAGTACAGCAACCTTGCAGCGCCATCTGCGCAGGGCGTAGACCTGTTCCAGGCGCTCATATATAGCGGCAATGCCTCAACTCAAAGCATCACAGGTGCAGGGTTCCAGCCCGATCTAGTTTGGGGTAAGGACAAACCCTCGGCTACAGAGTTTGAAATCTACGACAGCACCCGTGGCACGACAAAAGCAATTTTCTCGTCGTCTAATGGCGGAGAGACTACCCGCTCGGGTGTGACGGCTTTTGACTCTGACGGGTTCAGCCTTGGCAGTCATGCGGGGATGAACGCTAGCGGCACCAATAACCAAGTCGCATGGTGCTGGAAAGGCAACGCCGGAACGACGTCTAGCAACGGTAACGGCAGCGTAACGACAACCGTCCAGGTCGCGCCCGAAGGGCACATGTCTATTGCGACGTTGACACTCGCTGGGGCAAACGCAACTCTTGGGCACGGGTTGTCTGGGGCTCCGGACTTTGTCACCGTCAAAACTCTCACCGGGACTGATGCGTGGTACACCTGGATGACCGGCATGGGCGGCAACGACTTCCTGCAGCTTGACTCGACTGATGGCGACTCAACCGCTGCTACGGTGTACACGTCCGCACCGACCGCGACAGTTATAAACACCGGCACGAATTTCGGCGCGGGCGACTACGTGATGCTTTGCTTCCGAAACGTTCCAGGGGTTTGCGACATCGGCGCATACGTGGGCAACGGCGACGCCGACGGGCCAATGCTTGATGTTGGATTCGAAGGACGTTGGATAATTATCAAATCATCAGCGTCAGGGGGCGGCTGGGTCTGCTTCGACACCGCCCGTGACACCGTGCAGCCGTTAACCTTCTATCTGCAAATTGACGAACCTGTCGCGGAGACGTCGTCAGGGCTTACCATCGATGCATTGGCCACTGGGTTCAAGATTCGCGATACCCATAGTTGGCTTAACTCCGACAACACAACGTACCACTACATCGCTTTTGCTGATGTGGCCCCTGGCGCGGGCTTACCGCCAATACCTGGGAGATGAGCATGAGACCGTACGCGGTAGAGACCAGCCCAAACGTGTATGCAGAGGCGTCGCCCAATGCCGTAGAGCAGCGGGCTGACGCCGCCAGCGGGGGCAAACGCTACACTTACCCTTTCCTGTGCAAGCAAACAGACGCGTTCTTGGCCGGTCTGGGCATTTTGCGATTGATTAACCCCTCGCCCCCGGCCCCCAGTAAGACCCTTACAGAGGTGGCTATGCTGGGTATCACCCGGGTAGACGACGCTGGACAGGTGCAATGGCAAGAATCCGATATGCCTCTGGAGAGCGCTCGCACGCACGTTCTTACCCGGGTGCGAAACCGCGCCGACCGCGAGCGTAACCGGCCCATTGTAGTAGCCGGCCATGAGTTCAACCGTGGCGCTACTGAGGAGCAGGTCAAGATGTTGGGCGCTGCTTTGGGCGCCGGTAACATGTATTCGGAAAGCCCCATCCGCTTCGATGCGATAAGACAGATAGACCAGGAGCGTGTCAGACTGCCAGTAGATGAGGCTCAATTTGAGGTTCTCAGCAGACAGTACGCGCTGGACATACTGAGAGTGAACAACCGTGAAAGTACATTGCTTGATGCCGCAGAGAATGCGGCTGATGTGGATGCTCTCAGGCTGGCTCTGGCCGACCTGGATACCGGGTGGTAGGAGGCTTTAAAGCATGGACAACTACGCGAACTTTGTAACCGTGTTCCAGTCCTGGGCAGACAACGATGACGTCAATGCCCAGGTCGACTACATGCTAACGTTGGTCCATGCCCGCCTGAATCGTCTGTTGAAGCTGGAGGAACAGACCACCCTGGTGACCGCCAGCACTGTGGCCGGCGATGCTTGGGTGGCAAAGCCAGACCGCTACAATGGTATGCGGCGGCTGAAGATTGACACCGGCACCAGTACATTAGGCCTCGACTTTAAGCCCCTGGCCGAGTTCGATGACGACATCGGGCTGAACTCATCTGGCAAGCCCAACAGCTTCACTGTGTTGGGGGACCGCATCCGGCTGGGTCCGATACCGGACGGGGCGTATACCCTGGAGATGGCGTACTGGAAAAAGCAGCAAGTGCTGTCCAGCACTGTTACCACTAACGTGTTTTTGGAACAGGTGCCAGACCTTCTGCTGTATGGGTGCCTAGTTGAGGCTGAGCCCTGGCTGAAAGACAACGAGATGTTCGCTCTGTGGGAGGCGCGGTATCAGAAGGCGCTGACCGAAGTGGCGGCAGATA